AATGTTAGTGTGGTGGCTTGAGGAGGGTTTGAGGGGTTTTATAACCTTTCGTATAAGAAAAATAAAAAATATTATATATATAAAGGGTTATTTAAAAATGGCTTCAACCCACCACAAGCCTCCGCAGGGAGGAATATATGAAACCAAATTTTAAAGACAAAACAGAGTTTGCAAGGCTTGAGGATAAAGCTATTGACGGTCAGCTTGATTATACCGACTATCCGCCTGCCGAATACAAATACTTTTCAAAACTTGCAAAACTCGGTTACAACAACCGCCACAAGGGGTGGGATATGATTACTTGCCTGAAACTTCAACAGGAATTGCAGAGTGAGTACAGACAGTACCACGATGAGGGCGAGGAGTATTTAAGACTGTGTACGAGAATACAGGACAATATAAAGAAATCCGCCGATCTCGTTCGCAAGATGTACAAGCAGGCGGCAACCAAAGACGAAATGCTAAGCCTTGCGTTGCAGACGATAGAGCTATTAACAAATGAGAACGGATTTGTTAAAAGAATAAGTGAAAAGGTAAAGGAGATGAAAGAATGAAACAGTAGGCAATCTGCGAATTATGTATGCAAGCATTTGAAAAAAGAAGTGCAAATCAAAAATACTGCACCGAGTGCGGTGTTGAAATGAGAAAACAACAGCACAGAGAAATCATCAAAAACAGCAAATTAAGAAAAACAGCCGCACGCAATTACAATAAATCCGATACACTTGAAGAAAAATGCAAGAAAATCAATTTGTATAATAAGCGGCACGGAACACACTTAAGCTACGGAGAATATACGGCACTCGAAAGGCTTGGAAGAATTTAAGGAGGATATTATGAGAGAAATATTATTCAGAGGTCAAACTCGCAGATATGGCGAAAAAGTCAGAACTTTAAAGGAGTAAAAATTATGACAAGATATGAACTCGAAAGACATTTAGGGAAATATGTTGAAATCGTACTTTTTGACGGAACGGTGATTGAGGGCATTTTACATAAAACAAGTGAAAAAGCCTTCGAAAATGACGCTAATTTGTCAATACCAAAGTTACGATATTTCTGCACTTGTGGGGATAAGGTTGTTAGTAATTGTGTTTTTAGATTGTCCCACATTAAAAAAATCAGTCGTATAAAAATTAAACTTAAAGTTGTTGACGAAGTTAAACTCTCAAAGTGGGTAAAAAAGGAAGTCAGAAAAGTAGGTGAAGCGGAAGCATACTGCTTAACTTGCGGGAGAGAGGTTGTTTATCAAGTCATTAACAACCGTTATCAATTTGAAAACTATTGCCCACATTGCGGTGCAAAAATGGATAAGGAGTGAGCAAGAATGAAAGCCCATATAACTAAAGAACCTGCTGACATATGTGATCATTATACACGAGATTGTAGTATATCTTTTCTCGCTACCGTTACATATCACCCACCTAAGAATAGTCATAGGAACGCACCTTGTCCTTGTGGAAGCGGAAAGAAATATAAAAGATGTTGTTTGATAAAGGAGAACAGGCAAAATGACAAATTTTGAAAAGATAAAGCAGATGAGCGCTGAGGATATGGCGGAAATGTTGCTTGATGCAAGTGAAAAACATTTTACATACTGCAACCATTGTTCATATCAAAGTTTTTATGCACCGCATTGTACATCTAGCAACCTTCGAACAGATTGCGTATATGCAATCAAAAAATGGCTTGAAAGTGAGGTAGATACGAATTGACGGCGAGAGAGATTAAGGGCAAAATAATAGATTTTGAACTGTATCGTATGGAAAAGGAGCTTGAAAAATTTAAGGATTACGATAAAAAGAACTTGTTTGCAGATTATTATGCTAGTGACGAATGCAAAAACCCAGACAGTTACGGAATTGTATGTGTAAAATGCGGAGAGTGCGGACGTACTTTTACAAAAGATGGAATTTTAAAGGAGAATTAAAATAAATGAAAGTACATCATTGCATAGATGTTTGTTGTGGAGGCCGTATGTTTTACTTTGATAAACATAACCCAGATGTAGTCTTCATGGATAACCGTAAATTTACTGTCAAACCTGATGTTGTGGCCGATTTCAGGAATATCCCTTTTAAAGATGATACGTTTAATTTAGTAGTATTTGACCCACCGCATCTAATCAAAGTAGGGGATAAATCTTGGTTGGCAAAAAAGTACGGTAAACTTAACCCACATACATATAAAGATGATTTATCTCAAGGGTTTAGGGAATGTTTCAGAATTTTGAAACCATATGGAATTTTGGTTTTTAAATGGAATGAAACGGATGTTAAAACTAACGAGATAATTAAATTATCACCAATACCTCCAATTTTGGGACATAAAAGTGGGAAAAATGGTACTGAAAGTGAGGTGGAAGAATGACCGCAAAAGAAATCAAAGACATAAACCGAGAAATTACGAGGTTAAAAGCTAAAATTGCACGCATAGCCGCCGAGGCTGACAATACATCGCCTAAGCTGTCGGATTTACCGAGTGCAAGTCAAACATCTGACAAGGTCGGCAATGCGGTGGTGCAGATTGCAGATATTCAAAGGGAGATACAAAACCTTGAAATTCGCCGAAACGCAGCACTCAACAGCCTATCTCGTGACGATTTTGTGGAGAACTGCTTATTTATGCACCTTAGCCTGCGATACAGCTGGGCGAAGATAGCAGTTGATACAGGCGGAATCAATACCCCCGACAACATAAGAATTATGTGCAACCGCCACCGTTGGTAAAAGTTGTTCGGTTTTTCGGTTTAGGTGCAGTATAATATAAAATGAAGAAATCGATAATAAGAGACATTTTGTAGTTCTTTTTCAAAACAACGGCAGACCGCTCTCACTTGAGGGCGGTTTTGCTGTATCGAAAAATCGAAAGGGCGGTGATACCGTGAAAGACAAATTAAATGCAAGACAGAGGAAGTTTGCGGAATATTATGCGCAGAGCGGTAACACAGTTCAGAGTGCGATACAGGCAGGATATTCAGAAAATTACGCAAACGCAAGAGCGTATGAATTGTTGGAGAATGTTGGAGTTTCAAAATACATCAAAGAGTTATCCGACAAGCTCAAAGATGAACGCATTATGAGTGCTAAGGACAGACAGGTTGCTCTCTCTGACATTGCAAAGAGTGCCGAGCAGGACCCGTCAGACCGTATTCGTGCGATTGATACACTCAACAAAATGACTGGTGAATACATTGTCAAGGTTGACGCAAAGGTTGAGCAATCCGAAAAGCTCTCTGATGTGTTCAGACAGTTAGGCGGTGAGGGCTTGAGTGAGTAGCTTTCCTTTGTCGCAAAAGTATATTGACTTCATAAACACAACAAATGTGTCGGCTGAATTTCTTGAGGGCACTACCGCATCGGGCAAGACAACGGTCGGTGCCGGTGTAAAGTTTATGCGAATGGTGTCGCAAAGTTCCAAAAAGATACATGCCATTGCCGCCAAGACAACCGGCAAGGCGGAGGAAACTATCATTCAGCAGGACAATGGTATTCTTGACCTGCACCGAAACGCTGTTTACTGCGGTAACGGCGACAAGGATTACAAACTGCCGCATATCAAGTTTGAGGGCAAAATTATCTATATTCTCGGCTACAGCAGTCGAGATAAATGGGAAATGGTACTCGGTGCACAGTTTGGCTGTGTGTATATTGATGAGATAAACACCGCAGATATTGAGTTTATCCGAGAGATGTCAACCCGAAATGACTATTTGCTTGCAACGCTTAACCCCGATGACCCGTCTTTGCCTGTTTACAAGGAATTTGTGAACCGTTCAAGACCGTTTAAGAAATATGCAAAAGATGTTCCGCCCGAGATTATGACGGAGCTTAACGAAGAACCTGTGCCGGATTGGCGGTATTGGTTCTTTTCTTTTACCGATAATTTAAGCCTTACACCCGAACAGGTTGAAAAGAAAAAAGCCTCTGCTCCAAAAGGAACAAAGCTTTATAAAAACAAAATCTTAGGATTGCGAGGCAGGGCAACAGGGCTTGTATTCTCAAACTTTGAGAGGGCAAGGCACATAAAAACAAAAGAATGGGCAAAGCGGTTTTTAAACTCCGACCGCAAAAGCGAGCATTTTATTCAGTTTACGGCAGGACTTGACACCGCATATTCGCAGAAGTCACCCGACACAATCGCAATGACCTTTTTCGGTATTACAAACAAGGGCAAGTGTATTCAGCTTGACGAGAGGGTGTATAACAATGCCGAACTTCAAACTCCGATTGCTCCGAGTGATACGGTACGAAATTTCATTGATTTTCTTGACCGCAACCGAGAGGAGTGGGGCTTTGCGAGAACTGCTTTTATTGATAATGCGGACCAAGCAACGATTACAGAATATCAAAAGTACAAGCGACAGCACGGCTGCATTTATGACTTCGCAAATGCCTGGAAGAAAACCAAGATTATTGACAGAATTAACCTTGTGCTTGGCTGGCTTGCCACTGACTGTTATTTTGTTCTTGAACATTGTAAAAACACGATTGCCGAGTTTGAGATTTACAGCTGGCGAGAGGATAAAGACAACACACCCGAGGACGGCCACGACCATTGTATAAACAGTGGACAGTATGCGTGGCTGCCGTTTAAAAATATTATTGGAAAAATATTATTGGAAGTGAAATAAATGGGGCTGATAAACAGAATGGCTGATACAATCAGAACAGGATTAAGAAATTTTTTACATATCACTAAAGCGCCCGACAGAACGATAACCGTTGACGAAACGAGCAATCATCAAACTGAATGCTTTACCAACCGCATTTGGTATTGGGGCAACAGCAGACAGCTTTCACAGCTTTACACACAGCTTGACAGCGACAAAACACGCTTTTGGTCTGCCGAGTGTACCAAAGGGCTGAAAATACGAAAAATCCACACAGGCTTGCCCGCTCTCATTTGCGATACACTCGCTAATATTGTGATTGCAGACTATAACGGTACAGAGGTTACAAGCAAAAATACGACAGCTTATGCCGAACGGTGGGCGGAGATAGAGAAAGAAAACAAACTCGCAGGTGTAATAAAGCAAATGCTCCTTGACCTATGTGTTGTCGGTGACGGTGCTTTTAAGGTCAGCTTTGACACGGCTGTATCAGATGTTCCGATTGTTGAATGGTATCCTGCCGAAAACATCGACTTTACTTATGTGCGCGGCAGAATCAGAGAAGTTAAGTTTTATACCGATTACACGCAAAATCACCGACATTTCCGTTTTGAGGAAACCTACGGTTACGGCTATATAAAATATGCCCTCTATGACGATAACGGCAGAGAGGTCGATTTACACACAGTTAAGGCACTTGATTGGATAGACAGCAACGGTGTAACCTTTGATACATCGTATATGTGGGCAGTACCGGTTATTTACGGCAAATCGTGCCACAAGGGCAGAGGTGCGGGTATTATCGGAGCAAAGACAGACGCTTTCGACAGCCTTGATGAAGTGTGGTCACAGTGGATGGACGCTTTAAGAGCCTGCCGAACAAAGCAGTATGTGCCTGAATGTCTTATCCCTCGAAACCCCGAAACCTGTCAGCCGATGTCGCCAAATTCCTTTGACAACCGATTTATTGCAGTAGGAAACGATATGTCGGAAAACGGCAACGGCAACAGGATTTACACCGAAAGTCCGCAGATTCAGCACGAAAGCTATTTAAGCTCATACATCACCGCACTTGACCTTTGTTTACAAGGTGTTATATCTCCGTCAACGCTCGGTATTGATACAAAAAAGCTCGATAATGCCGATGCACAGAGAGAAAAAGAGAAAACAACTCTGTATACAAGACAGAACCTTGTTGAGCTCACCGAGAACGCTATGCAGAGCCTTGTAAATACGGTGCTGAATGCCGACAGTGAGCTTAACGGCAAGGGAATTGTTGACGGAATAGAGGTATCCGTAAACTTTGGTGAGTACGCCAATCCGTCATTTGAAAGTCAGGTTGAAACCGTGTCAAAAGCAAGACAGGGCGGTTTGATGTCGGTTGAAACCTCGGTCGAGGAATTGTACGGCGACAGTAAGTCTGACGATTGGAAAGCCGAAGAGGTACAGAGGATAAAAGAAGAGCAGGGCATTACAAGTGAGGAAGAAACCTCGTCATTCGACGATGTAAATTTTTTTACAAAAAGTGAAAATAAAACTTGACTTTTTGTGACACAACAATTATAATTTAATTGTGGCACAAAAAGTAGGTGATAGAATGAGTCCACGAACAGGCAGACCTAAAGCTGAAAATCCATTAACAGTTGAGGTGAAAGCAAGAATTGACACTGAAACAAATAAAAAACTTGTTAAGTATTGCAAGGATAATGGAATTACTCGCACTGAAGTTGTGAGGAAAGGCATTGAAAAGGTACTGAATGAAAAAGAATAACGGCAACTATCCACCGACCAAAGCGATTAGTTACCGTTATTACGCGACAGGTTACCCTATCTGAAATCCATTATATCATTTAGGGTTACTTCTGTCAAACAAAATTATTTTGATAGGAGTTTTTATTATGGCTTGTGTAAAGAATGTAAAAAATGTAATCAAAAGTGTTCGTGGCACTATTAATCCATATTATGATATGGGCTACGAGAACGTTACGGAAATTTATCGTACCAATTCAAGTGTATGTGATATGATTTGCGATGCATTCGCATTTGGATATGCTCAAGGCATTAAAGCTGCAAAAGCTGAAATGAGAAAGGCGGGTACTAAAAATGGCAGAAAAAGAGATTTGGAAAGATGTTGAGGAATTAAATGGGGCTTACCAAATCAGTAATTTTGGGCGCTTGAAAAGAACAAAGAATTATAGTAATCAATTTGCAGAATGGGAAAGCAATAAAATTATCAAATGGATAAAGGATAAAGATGGCTATCTTACTATAGCAATAAAGTCACCTCGAACTGGCAAACCAACAACATATAAAGCTCATAGATTAGTAGCGAAAGCGTTTATACCTAATCCTAAAAATCTTCCGCAAGTGAACCATAAAGACGAGAACAAGGAAAACAACAGTGTAGATAATCTTGAATGGTGCACAAGCTTATACAACAACCATTATGGCACAAAACTTGATAAGCAATCAAAAGGAGTTGTGCAGTATGACTTATCAGGAAATTTGATAAAGAGTTGGAGTAGTATTACTGAGGCTGGAGAATGTTTAGGGATAGATAAAAGTCATATTGTGAAATGTTGTAAAGGTAAAGCAAAAACCGCTTACGGTTATATTTGGAAATATAGATAGTTGGAAAGAAGCTATTACGCGAAAGTGAATAGCTTCTTTTTTTTGAGGTTTTTATGGATTATGACATCGCTGAAGCTTTTAAAAATATAGAAGATGAATTAATATCATCTATGATGAGAAACTTTTCAAAGCATAGGGTTGAAGAAAACAATAATAACTTTTGTTGGACCCAATGGCAGGCAGAACAACTAAAGGCGCTTGAGGAGTACCGCAAAACGAATGCCCAAAAATTCGGCAAGCAGTTCAAGAGCATTAACAGCAAGGTTGAAGAAATGATACGCACGGCAAGGGCTGACGGTAACGCAGAGCAGGAGGCTAAAATACTTGAGGCAATCAAGGACGGCTTTACACCGAATATGCCCGCAGGAGAGAGCACAGGCGAGTTTTTTAAGGTCAACGACCGAAAGCTTGACGCTCTTGTAAAATCGACCACAGACGATTTAAAGAGGGCGGAAACGGCAGTCCTGCGTATGAGCAACGATAAATACCGCAAGGCAATTTTTAACGCTCAAGTCTATGCAAATACAGGTGCAGGCACTTACGAAAAGGCGGTTGATATGGCTTGTAAGGATATGCTAAACGCAGGACTGAATTGCGTGGAGTACAAGAACGGTGCAAGGCACACGCTTTCAGACTATGCGGATATGGCAATCAAGACGGCGAACAAGAGAGCCTATCTAAGAGGTGAGGGCGAAGAAAGAGCGAAGTACGGGCTTTCCCTTGTTGTGGTAAACTCAAGGCAGGGCGGCTGCCCTGATTGTGCAAAATATATCGGCAAGGTGTTTATTGATGATGTGTATTCAAACGGCAAAAAATCGGACGGTGATTATCCGCTGCTTTCAACCGCCATAGCGGAGGGACTTTTCCACCCACGCTGTAAGGACAGCACAAGCACCCACTACCCTGAACTTGACGATTTGAGCGGACCTCTCTCCGATGACGAGCTTGCAGAGCTTGACCGCCAAAGAGGACTTGAGGTACAGCAACAGCATGCGGAAAAGCAAGCCGAACGCTTTGACCGCAGGGCAAAATACAGCCTTGACGAGGATAACAAGAAGTTTGCTAAAGCAAGAGCAGACGAGTGGCACGACAGGGCGGATAAGTTGGCGGAAAAGGTTAAAAACGCAGAAGATATTTCGCCTAAAGCTGTTGCAAAATCTCAAAAAGCTGTTATAATGAAATCAGAGGGTGTGTTGGATTTGGAACAAGCAAAAAAGCGTGATCATAAGATTTATATTACTGATACAGCTATAAACAAAGTTGATTTAGTTAAACCAAAGGATTTTTCTGCTGCACAAGCATCTTTTATGAAGAAAAAGCATAAAGAATTGTTAAGTGTTGCAAAAAGCCAAAACAATAGTAATGAAGTACTTTTTATAGAAAATTTAGACTTTAACAATGAAGTCAGAATTTTAGGAGATGAGTTTGTAGTATCACCCGGTAAAAATCCGTTTGCTGTTTCGGTTATAGCCCATGCGGAAAGACAGTCACTTGTATATTTACATAATCACCCAAGTACAAATACATTTTCTGTTGGTGATATTGATACTTTCATTTGCGAAAGAGCGGTAAAAACAATGTCTGTTGTCACAAATCAAGGCGAAGTGTATATTTTAAATAAACTTGACAATTATAATTTTAATGATACTAAAAAGATTTTGACCGAAATTTATAAATCTTATCCTGACGGTGATATAGATGACAAAGATTTTGTGAAAAAATTTTTAAAGCGTTGTCATGAAGGAGGAATTGAATATGCAAAATCAAAATAAAACTGTTATGAATATTGATGATAGAAACAAAGGAAGAAAAGGCATAGAAGAAATGCTGGAAAGAATGGAAAAGATGTCTGACTTGCCAAATAACAGCCCCACGCAGAACAAAACAAGGAAAGAAACAGCGTGAATATCTAACCGCTCCGTAACAAGAGCGGTTTTGTTATGCGTGAATTTAATACAGAGATTAGCACTTAATCAATCGGATTGAGTGCTTTTTTTATGCGAAAGGAAATGTGAAATGACTAATGAAGAATTTTTGAAACTTGCAAAAAGGACAGTAAAAGACTATACAACAGAACATCTTGATAAATCAGACGGCGAAGTCGACTTTTGCGTATACGTTGTTTGGTCTTGTAAAACACTGCAAAACAGCAAAGCACTTCTGTCAACAACGCTCTGTGACGGTATGTATTATGAGTGTACATACAACGGTGACAAAGACGAAATGTACTTTGATGCGTACAAGAAGTTTGAAAACAGGGTAATTAAACACTAAAAAGAGCGGTTTTGTTATTTTAACTTGCCCGTAAAGGGTTACAATTCGTAAAAACGGCTTGTTTTCGGACTTTTTAACTTGCCTATAACTTGCCAAGATAAAACTTAATACATCAAATCAGCACTTTGAGAAATCAGAGTGCTTTTTTGTATTTAAACCCGTCGATTTCGACGGGTTAGAAAGGCGGTGACAAAATGAAAGTAAGAGTAATTACATCGTTCAACGATAAAACCGAGGGGTTTATTAACAGACCTGTCAATGAAGTCTTTGAATGCTCCGAGAGCAGAGCAAAAGACCTTATCAAACTTGGCTATGTTAAAGAGGCAGTCGAGGAAGTGCCTGCCGAGGAAAAGCCAAAACCTAAGAGAAAATTGACAAAACATATTTAAAACGCACTTGTGAGTAACTGCACAGGTGCTTTTTTATTGCCCGAAGGCATTAAACTACGGGAGACACCGAGCAAAACTGAAACAGAGAGACACTTTATAAACTGACTATGGGAGACACCCGATAACTGAAAGGATTGATAAAATATGGCAGAAAATAACCCAACACCTAACCCAAACGAAACACAGCCGACACCACAGGGCAACCCTGCACCTACGTTTGATTATGACAAGCTTGCAAGTCTTATTAACGGCAAGCAGAGCGTAGCCGAAGATACGGTTTTAAAGTCATACTTCAAAGAGCAAGGATTGTCAGCAGATGAGATGAAACAGGCAATCGGTGCTTTTAAGGAGCAGAAAGCCAAGAACACACCCGACATTGCGAAAATGCAGTCTGACCTTGAAAATTCAAACAAGGCTAAGCTCATTGCAGAGGTGAACCAGTCGGCTACTCTTGAGGCAGTTAAGCAGGGTGTGGATATTGCAAGCATTCCGTATGTACTCAAAATGGCGGACTTTTCTGCAGTTTCCACAGACGGCAAAATCAACACAGAAAAGCTGACCGAGGCGGTTAAGAAAGTGCTTGACGATATTCCTGCACTCAAAGCAAAAGCAAGCGAAAACGCTGGCGGTGTTCAGAAAATCGGCGGTGACGGTAACGGTACATCAGACGGTACTAAACAAAATTCAAGCGTTCCGACAAAGAAATGGAACAGATTTAATATTTAAGAAAGGACAATTTAACTATGGCAAACACAAATAACTATGCAGAGCAGTTCAGCCCGGATTTGCTCGAAATTCTTATGCAGGGCACACTTACTTCACCATTCATCACTTCAAATGTAAAATGGGTAGGTGCAAGAACATTCCATTTTACACAGATGTCAACAACAGGCTTTAAGAACCACAGCAGAGAGGGCGGTTGGAACAAAGGCAAATATACACAGACAGATGTTCCTTTCACTTGCGAGCACGACAGAGATATTGAGTTCCTTGTTGATAAGGCAGATGTTGACGAAACTAACGCAACCGCTAAGGTTGAGAATATTTCAAAGGTGTTTGAGCAGACACAGGTTGCACCCGAAACAGACGCACTTTTCTTCTCAAAGGTTGCCGCAAAGGCGCAGGCAACAGACGGCTATCATTCAGCTACTAAGTCAACCGAATGGACCAAAGCAAGCGCTTACTCAAAGCTCAAGACTATTCTTTCAGCCGGCAAGCTCCGCAGATATAAAGCAAGAGGTACGCTTGTTGCTTATGTAACATCAAACATTATGGATTGCCTTGAGCAGTCAACAGAATTCACTCGCAAGATTGAGCTTACCCAGATTGCCGAGGGCGGTATGGGAATTGAAACAAGAGTAACCGAGATTGACGGCTGCCCTGTTATCGAGGTCATTGATGATGAGCGTTTCTATGACAGTTTCAACTTCAATCCTGCCAACGGTGGTTTTGAACCTGCCACAGGCGGTCACAAAATCAATGTTCTTGTCGCTTGTGGCGATACCTGCAAGACTGTACCGAAGATTTCAAGTATTTACTTCTTTGCACCGGGGGCACATACAGAGGGCGACGGTTGGCTCTATCAGAACCGTACACTTTCCGATACATTTGTTTTCCCTAACGGCAAAGACGGCAAGATTGACAGTATTTATGTTGATGTTGACACAACGGAGGTTGCGTAATGTATGCCAATTACATTGAACAGCAGGGCGGAGATGAAAACAGCATTATCTCCGCCGAACACATTGATGTTCTGACTTTTAACCGCATTGATTTTGAAAAACTTTCGGAAATGCAGAAGAGAATCATCAGCAGAGTGCATAGTAGACTTACTGCTTTTGAAGAAGAAAATGCCGATATGATTTCTTCCTATCTGAAAAATTACAACATCAACGGTGTGGGGATGGAGTTTGGCGCAAGTTGGAATTTGATGTGCATAAGCGGCGTGGCAATTCCTGCGGACCTCTACTCTCTGCTTAAATCAACAGGGCTTTGTTATCCTGCAATATGAGGTGATATGTTTTGAAATTTCCGTCACTTGTAAAAAAGCAGTTCTGTAAAACTCCTGTCGAGGTCACAATCTACGGTGAGGGAATAACCGAGGACGGCTCTCCTGTTGTTGCTTTCCGCTGCGGAGAAATATACCCGTCAGACACCTTATTGCCGAACACTAATTTGTTTGCGGGTAATGCTCATTGCAATATGCAGTCAAAAGCAAAGACCATATACACAAAAGAACAGAAAATCGTGCAGGTGTCTGCAGTGCTGCTTTTTGACGGTGACATTGCTCCCGACAGCCCCACTTTGAGCGCAGGCTTTGTAGTGCTTGACGGAGTAAAGCGTAACATCGTACAAGGCATTAAACACCGCAACCCTGACGGTACAGTGAATTATACGGAATTGGATGTGATTTAATGGGGTTTTCGGTAACATCAAAAATCAAGCTGAATTTGCCTGTACTAAAACAGCTTGATACAGCACAGCAAACGGCATTGCGTAAAACGACAGACGCATTGCTCACGCAGATAAAGAACACGCAGGTTATGCCGTTTGATACAGGTAATTTGCAGAACGAAAGCACCTTTGCCGATTACGCAAATCTTGCCGAGGGCGAAACAAAAATCGTATCGAGTACACCGTATGCCAGACGGTTGTATTTTCATCCCGAATATAAATTCCACCACGCCGTGTGGGTTGACAAGGACGGTAAAAAACACGGTGCAAACAAGAATGCTGGCGGCAAGTGGCTTGCACCTTGGCTCAAGGGCGGTACACGACAAAACTTTTGTCAAAAGGCATTTGCTCGATTTTACAAACAGGAGGCAGGACTTTGATTTATTTATCTGACATAAGGGACTTTTTAAAGACTGTCTTTAAAGCAGAGCATTACTACATCGGTAAACTCGATAACAAACAAGATAAGTCCCTCGGTGTGTACTCTCTCAAGCAGTCGGGTGCGCCTGTAAGGGCGATTGGTGACGAGAGTACATACAACACAATCAGCGTGTCTTTACTCTTGCATTGGAACAACAACGCAAATGAAACAGAGCGACAGGCACACAATTTATTTGAAACGCTTTACAGTGTAAAAGATGTTGAAATCAACAAACACACAATTTATATTATTGAACTGCTCACACCCGAGCCTGTCGATGTAGGCACAGACGACAAGGGCGTTTATGAGCAAGTCATTGAAGTTAAATTTTATTATGAAAGGATGTAAATAATCATGGCAGTATCAAGTGGAGTTTATCCATGTTATGAAAATCAGTTTGCGGTAGGTAAGACAGGTACAGACACCGCCACAACTCCAATTGCAAATTGCGAGGAGTTCTCGGTGGCATTTGATAACGGCGTTGAGGAATGGACAGCATTTGAGAACGAGGGTTGGAAGTCAAGACTTATGACAGCCAAGAGCGTTACAATCTCTGTAAAGGGCAAGCGTACAATCGGTGACGCAGGCAACGATGAAATCGCAGAGCTTGCGTTTAAGAACGGCACAGCCGCACAGCTTCCGTTTAAGTGGACTTTCCCGAACGGTGCAAGCGTACTCTTCAAGAATGCGGTTATCTCTGTAACAGCAAACGGCGCAGGCGCAAGCACAGGTGTTGCACCTCTTGAATTTGAGGTTATGTCAAACGGCAAGCCCGAATACACACCTGCAGCCTAAGGAGGTATAAAGAATGTCAAAAATCATTGATATTACAAACAAGCTTAATTTTGACGAAAAGCCAAAACTTGTTATCAAAGGCACAGAAATTGAGGTCAACAATGACGCAATTTCTTTCATTAAGACGGTTGCGCTTTTTGACAGCGAGGACGGCGTAAAAACATCGGACATCTTATCGGCTCTTGAACTTCTTTTTGATGAGGAGAACAGAGAAAAGATTGCAAAACTTCATCTCTCGTTTGCCGACCTCTCAACGCTCATCAGAACAGCAACGGAGCTTATTGCTGACGAGGACAGCGAGGGGGAAACTCAGACCCCGGCTACGACTTAATAGATGATTTCGATTTAATCGTATCGAGTTTTAAGTCAGAGTACGGGGTGAGCATTTACTCCGAAGATTTTAAAAAGATGACTTGGGCGGAGTTCAGCTCCCTGCTGTGTGGCTTGGGAGCTGACACGCCTCTTGCGAGAACGGCTCAAATTCGCCTTGAGAACGATGAAAATGTTTTGAAGAACTTTACATCATCTCAACATAAAATACGCAATAAGTGGCGTTCACGCACAGCAAATAAACGCACACAGGCTGACATAAACACAGCCTTGCATGACTTTGAAATGATATTTGCAAATATGTAAATATTGCATACAATTTTGTTTATTTTTATAAAAATCTTGACTTTTATGTATATTTTTGGTAATATAAAGAAAATGTGAAATAAAGTAACATTTTATTATAAAAGGAGAGATACAAATGGAAAATCAAAATACTGTGCAGACACAAGAAAACACAAAGTTTTGTAAACATTGTGGTGGAAAAATTGCGAAAGAGGCTGTTATCTGCCCACTGTGTGGATGTCAAGTTGAGCAAATTACAAATACACAAGGTACACAACCTATTGTTATTAATAACACTAACAATAACACAAGTGCAGCCTCTGCGACAGCGGTCGCAAATGGTGGAATGCAAGGAAAACCTAAAAGCAAATGGGTAGCATTAATTTTATGCATTTTTCTTGGGTATCTCGGCGCTCATAAATTTTATGAAGGCAAAATCGGAATGGGTATTCTTTATCTTTTCACCGGAGGTTTATTTATCGTTGGTGTAATTATAGACATTATTGCTTTGCTCGGTAAATCTAATCCGTATTATGTTTAAGAATGTAGCATAACAACTAAATAAGCTAATTACAGCGTACATCTTCGGGTGTGCGCTGTTTTTATACCACAGGGTGTAGCATTTTTGCAACGCCCTTATTTTTATGCAGAAAGGATGTGAAACATATTGGATAACACAACCGTGGGCGAAATCGGCTTAAATCTTGTACTGAACAGGCAAGGCTTTTCTAAATCGCTTAATGCAGTGCAGGAGCAGGCAAACAGCGTAAGCAATAATATGAAAAGCTCACTTAAAAAGCTCGGCTCTGCCATTGTTGCTGCGTTTTCGGTAGCGGCGATTAAGCAGTTTGGCCAGCAGTGCATTGAATCGGCGGCACAGGTCAATGCGGCAAATTCTCAGTTTGAGCAGACTTTCGGTTCAATGGAATCACAAGCAAAAAGTGCAATTCAGAGTGTTGCAAAGGAAAGTGGTATTCTCGAAACCCGATTGCAGGGTGTGGGAACGAGTATTTATGCTTTTGCAAAAACCACAGGTATGGACAGTGCCAATGCATTGAATATGATGCAAGAGGCTTTACAGGTAACAGCTGACAGTGCGGCATATTACGACCGTTCGCTTGAAGATACCGCCGAAAGTCTTAAGTCGTTTCTTAAAGGTAACTTTGAAAATGATGCCGCACTTGGCTTGTCTTGTACAGAAACAACACGAAACGCAGCGGCTAATAAGCTGTATGGCAAATCTTTTGTCGAACTGTCAGAATCACAAAAACAGCTTACCTTGCTTGAAATGGTAAAGGACGCTAACAAGCTCTCAGGTGCATTGGGCCAGGCAAGCAGAGAATCAGACGGTTGGGAAAATGTAACAGGCAACTTAAAAGAGAGTTGGAATCAGTTGCTTGCGGTTATTGGTAAGCCTATTCTTCAAGTAGCAACGAATATTGTGCAAAAGCTTTCTTCGGCTATTGCAAAACTTACAGAGTACGCCAAAGGTGCGATAAATGCACTTTCAAAGCTGTTCAACTGGGACGGAGATGATACAGCAAACAGCATTTCAGCCGCTGCAAGCTCGGCAGAAAATTTGACTGATGAGGCAGAAAGCGGCTCAAACTCATTAGAAAGTGTTACGGAAAGTGCAGAAAAAGCAAAGAACAGCGTTGCAGGTTTTGACAAGCTGAATGTTATTACTAAATCAGATAGTGGCGGTTCTGATACTTCTGCAAGCAGCACATCGGCAAGCAATGGTACTTCTGTCGCAAATACTGTTGTTAAAGACACAAACAGCGGTGTTTCGGGTGCTTTTAAAAATCTATACGAAAAAAGCGGATTCAAAGGCTTTGTGGATAATGTTCAAAAGGGCATTAATAAGGTTGATTGGTCAGCTATCGGCAAAAATTGTGAGTCGATATTCAAAAATTCTGTTCCGATAGCTCAAAATTATCTTACACAGGTGCAAAAGGTCGGTAAATCTGCATTCGGTGCGGTAGGTTCATTTGTCGGCGGAGTGGTACAGGTTAGCGGTAAACGGCTGCAAACACTGACGGGCGGCGTTGCAAAATGGCTTGATAAAGACAAGAATAAAATCAACGGCTTTATTACAACCATTGGCGATAATTTCAGCAAAGGCTACGATAATTTATCGACATTCTTTGAAAAGGGTTTTGATGTCATCGGGCAGAGTGTTGACAGAGTTCGCCCACAAATGGAGAACGCAATTTCAAATCTGCTCAGCGGTTTTACAGATTTCGGCGGTGCGGTCGGAACGATTTTCTCGGAGGGCTTTAGTTTAGCTACCGAATCACTTGTAAAATGGATTGATAATGACGGTGCAACCATTGGGGAATTTTTTGACAATATTCAACTTCAAATGGCAGATGTTATGAACTTCGTGGGCGGCGTATTTTCAGACATCGGTAACTTCCTGCTTGGCTGGTGGGACGGCGAGGGCGGTTCTGAGATTTTTCAGAATGTGTGCGATATGTTCCTTAATATCGGCACAACGCTTATGAATGTTTATAATGATTGGATTATGCCTGCGTGGAATTTCATTGTCGGAGTATTTCAGTCCGCATGGACAGATTGCCTTAAACCGATTTTTGAACAGTTATGGACTGTTTTCGGCAAGGTTTGCGACTGTATTGCAACAATATGGAATAATTGGCTTTCCCCGCTTGTGAACTTCATAAGCGATACATTAGGCCCTGTATTTAATACGGTACTGAGAAATATTCAAAGCATTTTTGAAACAGTATTCAGAGTTATAGGCGATGTTGTGGGCGGTATTTTAAAATCGTTCGGCGGTCTTATTGACTTTATAACAGGTGTTTTTTCGGGCAACTGGGAAAAGGCTTGGAACGGTATCAAAGACTTTTTCGGCGGTATATGGGACGGCATATGGGGCATTATCAAAGGCTTTGTTAATCTGATAATTGACGGTATAAACCTATTGCTGACAGGTATATATACGGTTGTAGCCGCTATCGTTAATACTATCGGCGGTATAGCTGACGCAATCGGTTCGATTTTCGGGCAGGAATGGGGTTGGTCAATGCCTAACGAACCTGTTCTTATTCCACATCTTGCAACAGGCGGACTTGTCAAAGCACCGACACTTGCGGTAGTCGGAGATAACGCAGGAGCTAATTCGGGCAATCCGGAAGTTATTGCGCCGCTTAGCAAGCTACAAGGTATGATTAATACTTCTAACGGCGAGGATACGGTAATTCTCGGCGAAATTCTGTCGTATCTTAAAAAGCTGTATGAGATGTTCGTAATATTCAGAAACAACGGCGGTAACTACTATCAGTTTGTCGCTGAAATTAACGGCAATGATATTTTTAACGAAATCGTAAAGCAAAATGAGCTTTATAAAAACCGCCATAACGGCAAATCGGCATTTGCGTAAAGGAGGTGCAGTATGTCAAATTATAAAGGTTATTTACTAAAATTCGGAAATACCGAATTTCCTAATAACTATTTTGCTGAATATTCGTCAACACCTGATCAGCGTATGGACAACGATGCCGAGCGTGACGATAACGGCAGGGTACAGCGTTCAACACTGCCGACAGGTAAGACAAGCATTACTTTTTCTACCCACATTCTGCACTTGAACGAGAAAATCAATATGCAGAATATTATTAATTCTGCAATCGTGAACACAGTACAACGCAAATGCTATGTTACATATTGGAACGATGAAACAAACTCATATGACAGCGGATATTTCTATATTCCCGATATTGAGTTTTCGGTTATGGACGCAAGCAAGACCGATATTCTCTACAACCCGATAAGCATTGAGCTTATTGAGTATTAAGGGGGTGCGGTATGATAAATTTAACAGATGAGGTCAAAAAGCAACTGTTGAACGACAGCTTGCAAAGGGAAATAATTATCAGCTTTCCTGACAACGATATTCCCGACATCACGGGCGAGAATATTGTATCTGAAAGTCTTGAACTTACGCAGGCAATCAGTGACGGCAAGGAGTTTAAACTCGGCGGCTGTATTGCGGGTCAGCTTACTGTAAGAGTGATAAATGTTGACACAGAGCTCAACGGCAAACGCATTAAAGTTATAATGAAACAGTCATACAGCAAGGGGCTTTTATTTCCCTCGGATACAGTATTGCCGCGTGCAGATTTATATTGCGGTTATCAGTCTGGAGTTATTGAGGTGTCGCTATTCTGCGGTACTGTCAACAGCTCATCAAGACAGAAAAATAGGGCGGTAAAGGAAATTATCGCATATGACGATTTATACCTCGCTTCGCAAAAATACGCTTACAACTACTTTACAAGCCTTGCGATTTATTCGCCAAAAATAAGTTTATATGATTTGAGAGTATATCTCTGCGGCAGCTTTTTAAAGGATTATGATTACGAAAACGAATTTACAGGCTTTAATGACAGCAATAATCTGTCACTGAAATTGGATCTTGTAAAATCGGTTCTCAATGACAGAACCACAATAGCGGACTTGTTGAGCGCGTACTGCGAACTTAATGCTTGTTTTGCAATTATGAGCGGAGAGGGCAAGATAAAGTTTATTCAAATTCTAAATCCTAAAACCGAGGTCGTTGACAACTACAGCAACCTCGACTTTGAGGAATACACAACACGCAGTATTAATCTTATTAAGTTTAAGTACAACAAGGACAGCTATTTTTCGTACGGTCATACAGAAGAAGAAAAACAAAGTTGGTATATATCGGACAACATAATTACTGCTTGCTGTACAGACATTGCAGGTATTGTTACAAGTTTTAACGATAATAAAGGTAACAACTACATCTTTTACAATTTGTATGCTTACAGGCCTTTTAAAGCTGATGTTTACGGCAGGTGGTGGCTCGAATGTGGCGACAAGGTGAGCATAAAAACAGGCTTTACGGACACGGAAACGGTTGATAGCTTTGTTTTTGAGCGCACACTTAAAGGTACTAACGGAATGAGAGTTGGTATTACGGCGAATGGTACAGAATATTTAGGAAAGGATGAGATAAATGAGTTACAGCAAAATTAATTGGGTTGACGGAGCTGTTCCGGCGCTGAACGCAACAAACTTAAATCATATGGATGACGGTATCTACAACAACAGTGTGGACATAGCGCTTGCGGATGGCAACATCCACACGCTAAGCGAGAGAATAATTGCGATTAACACAGCCTTATCTGCAAAGGCAGATAAAACCGAGCTTGAAGATGAAATAACAGACATTGACGAAACAGTGACAATGAAGATTAATCTTAAAGCTGATAAGGCGAATACTCTTGCCGGTTACGGAATTACAGACGCTTACGATAAAACATATCTGAATAGGGCATTAAATGACAAACTTATCAAAATGCCGTTTGATACCGTGCCTGCGGCAAACAGCCCAAATTATGTTACAAGC